ATGTTTGAAGGAACTAATTCAAACGGCAATGAAACAACAGTTACAGTGACAGACCCAACAGCAGATAGAACAATCACCTTACCTGATGCTACTGGTACTGTTATGTTACAAGATAGTAATGGTGATTCAACTATTAATGGTGCATTAACTGTAACTGGTGGTGATTCTGGTGATGTTCTTTTAACTTTTCTAACAGATAGAAGTTGGCAGTTTCAACAAACAGGAGATGATGGTTCTACCTCTTTAAGTTTAAAAGCAAATGTAGATGGTAAATTTTTTAATATTCTTAATAGTAATTCAGATGCAGATTTTGCATTCTTTACATCTCACAGTAGTAGCACACCTTTTCTTTATATAGGTGAAGATGCACAAATAAGATTTGAGGGTGCAACTGCAAATGACCATGAAATAATATTGACTGTTACTGACCCTACAGCAGATAGAACTATTACTCTACCTGATGCAACTGGAGATGTCGTTCTTAATGAAAGTGGCACTGTTAATATTACAACAACAGATACAAGTGGCGTTGATAATCCAAATTTAGTTTTAAATAGAATTGATACTAGTCCAACAGATTTTGCCAACATAGGTGCTATAGATTTTAAATCTACAAATAGTAATTCTGAGCAATTAGAATTTGCATCAATAAGTGGAATGACTGATGACATTACAGATGGCACTGAAGATGGAAGAATTAGATTCTCAGTATTAAGAAATGGCACTAATATAGACCTTGTTGATTTTGACCCTGGTGGTATAACTTTAAGAGGTGGTGGTGCAACTACAACAGCTGGATATTTGCAATTTTATCAAAGTGGTGGTGGTTTAAGATTACAACAAAATTCTGCAACACCTACAAGTGGTCAAACAAGAGTTGTTACATTTCCTGATGCTAGTGGTACTGTAGCTTTAAAATCTTTGTACTTTCAAGCTTTTAGAAGTACCAATAGTGCATCACTTACAAGCACATTTGCTACAATAGATTTTGATACAGTTACTTTAAATTCAGATAACTCAATATTAGTTGAAAGTGGTGGAGAAGTTACAATTAATAAAACTAGCGTATTTAGATTTCATGCAGATGTTACAACAAAAATTACGTCAGGTTCAAGTCGTTCCGATTGTGAAATAGAATTACAAAAGAAAGCTAGTGGGGGTTCTTATAGTGTTGTAGTTGGAACTACAGCTATGACTTATAATCGTATAGAATCATTAGGACAAGGAACAGCAAGTATTGATTTTTTAATTAGTGTAACAAGTGGTGACACATTTAAAGTTGTAGTTAAAAGACAAGGTGGTACAGATACTATAGTTGTTGAAGAAAATGCAGCAAGATTTAATATTCAAGAGATAAATTAATATGTCTAAAGTTTCAGTTACAAATGTTAAATCACAACTAGATACACATGAAGCTGTATGTGCAGAGAGATGGAAAGAAACTATACTGCGTATCAAACGCATTGAACACATTATGATTGGCACAGCAGGAACAATTATTGTCCTATTAATAGGATTGTTAGTGAGGTAAAAGTGGAACCTGCCACCATTGGATTACTACTTGCAGGTGCAACTAAATGTATTGATTATTTAAAACAAGGTATATCTCTTGGTAAAGATATAAGTGATATGACTTCACAAGTATCAACCTTTATGCAAAATAGTTCTGACATTGAGCATATGGAAAAACGTGCAAGAAATCCTACGTTTTGGCAATCAATGTTCAACAGTGGCAATATAGAACAAGTTGCACTTGATAGTTTAATAGCTAAAAAAAAGATGCAAAAGCACAGACAAGACTTAAAGAACTTAATTATGATGCAGTATGGGCAAGGTGGTTGGAATGAACTGCTTGCCTTAGAAGGTAAGATACGCAAAGACAGAGCAGAATTTGTACATAAACGACAAGAACAAAGAGATAAAATATTCAATATTATTGGTATTATTGTCTTGTCACTTACAGTAATAGGTTTTATTTTCTTACTTATCTTTTTATATAAAATGCAAAAGAGTTAATATGACACAAAAGAAATTCCAAAATCAATCTATCTATACAGAATATGATGAAGATGGTGATGGCATTATATCTGATGAAGAACTAAGTCATGTTAAAGCTATCAAAGAAACTGAAACACAATTACGCAAGAACCTTGCACAGTTGCGTATGGCACGATATACTTTGATTGCTATGGGTGTATTTACAGTTGCAATGTTTTTTATTCCAATTGAAAGAGTTAATGCTTTAGCTGATATAAGTAATCTCTTTTATATCTCAGGTGCAGGTATTGTTGGTGCTTATATGGGTACTGCTGCATACATGAGTAGGAACGGAAAATGAAACCTGCATTTGTTTTGTTGTGTTATCTTGCAGGTAATCCTGCAGGTACGCTGCATTTAGCAAATGTAAATAACTGTACATATTTCAAAGACAGACTTGCAAATCAAACAGTCAAGATTGGTGAAGAAACACAGCGATATGATTGCTACTGCAAACTGGTTAACGTTAACAAACAGATGAGGTTATGGTGATACAAGCATTGATTGGTCCTGCCACCAAATTATTAGGCAAATTCATAGAAGATAAAGATACTAAAAATAAACTGGCACATGACTTAGCTACTATGGCAGAGAAGCACGCACAAGAACTTGCCAAAGGTCAGATTGAAATTAATAAAACAGAAGCACAACATAAGTCTATCTTTGTTGCAGGGTGGCGTCCTTTTATTGGTTGGACTTGTGGCATTGCGTTGTGTTGGCACTTTGTCCTTGCACCAGTAACTATGTTTGTATGTGCTTATTTAAATATAACTATACCTGAATTGCCACAGTTTGATATGGGATCATTGATGACTGTGCTAATGGGTATGCTTGGTCTTGGTGGACTTCGTACATTTGAAAAGTATAAAAAGATTTCTAAATGAAATTTGAAGATAAAATAATTTGTCAAAGATGTAGAGTTGCAATGCGACCTACAGAACTTAAAGATGTTTGGAAATGTCCTGTGTGTAACACTATAGAAAACAAAAGGTTAGAAAAATGAAAGTACCAATATATATACAACTTAGAGATGAACTCAAAGCTGATGAAGGTGTTAAGAATGAAATTTATCTTGATCATCTTGGCTTACCTACTTGTGGTGTTGGTCATCTTATCCGTGAATCAGATCCTGAATATGGATTAGATGTTGGCACACATATAGATGATGAAAGAATTAATGAATTGTTTGATCAAGATATGGAAACAACATTAATCGAATGTGATCATCTCTATCCTAACTTTGATAATTTACCTGATGAAGCACAAAAGATTATTGCTAATATGATGTTTAATCTTGGTCGACCTCGACTATCTCGCTTTCATAAGATGAAGAAAGCTGTTGATTCTAGTGATTGGATAGAAGCTGCTAACCAAATGTTGGACTCTAAGTGGGCAAGACAAGTACCAAATAGAGCAAATCGTCTTATTGAACGTATGAAAAACATACAGACTTAGTAGATATTCTTGGGTGTAAGCATACTAGAGGGGGTGTTTACCCCCTCTATATGGCTCTTATATCAAGACTTTTTTTCGTTAAAATACATTACAAGCTGACTTCTGCCCATGCCACCTTTTCTTGTAGTGCCATCACGATATATTAGTCCTTTCTTTTCAAGTTGTGCATATCGTGGTGTGATACTTCCTTCTCTTACATTAAGTGAACGACCACCTTTGCCACTTAATTGTGGTAATGTATTCCAAACATCATCATGTATTGCACCATTATTGCCATGTGCTTTGATGCAATCTAATACAATCTTTTCTAATCTATTTGTATTAACTTGATCTGCAGCTTCCCATGACGTTTTAGGATCATGGGTTCTTGCTAGTGCTTCACTAACCATTTGATCTTTTTTAGAACGGGATATCGTCGACATCTTCACCTCCTAATACTGATTCGTTTTCTATTATAGTTTGATCCTTTGCAGGTTCTTCTACTCTTGGTGTACTGTCTCCTATCCGTGCAGATAGAAACTTAGTATTGCCATCTTTGGATACTGTTTTCCAACAAGCAATCCTACGTTTCTCTTGGCTTGGCATAGTGACTGGACCACTGAAGTCTGGTGCTTTCTCATTCAATGACTTTTCATTTTCGTACATAGTACCAACTTTGACATAGACATCTCGTGCTGTACCACCATCAGGTAGTGATGCTTTGACTATAGCAATACGATACTCTGATCCCTCGCTATTGAGTTTCCCTTGCACAAGCAGACTTTCATCTGCTCGTGGTTTGAAGAAACTACCTCTGTCTGTATTATCATAATCCATCATCTTCTCCTTTCATCTTTGGTTTGCTGACTTGAATTGTAGGCTTACTTGCTTCGTTACCATCATCATCTTCCGATGGTAGACCATATACCGACTGCAATGTATATCGCTTGGCATATGTAATAGCAGAGCCAATCTTCTGTGGGTTCTCATAATTAGCTTGTGACATTATGATCGGTAGCTTTGACACATAAGTATTCTCATCAATGACGTGACGTACTGTAGTGACAACAACTACTTCTGATTTGGTTTCCATGTGACTTGTGTATACATAGTCAATCTCTTGGGTAAAGAATAAACCAAACTGATTCCCTTGATTTACTGCAGATATAACAGACTCAAGTGTAGAGTAGTTACTTCTGAAGTGTGGGTTCTTGCCATCTTTCTTAGCAGTCACAGCAAGTTTCTGAAACTCAAGCAATGCTTGTTTCAAAGTCGCAGTAACTTTGGGGTGTGCTTTACTTGGCACAGTTTTTTTGTTATTAGTATTTGTATCTGTCATGTATGACCTCCATTATACAGATAGTTAAAAGGGTAAGTGGGTCTGCTTACCCTTTTTTTGTTATGCGAATAGACCCACGCTTATCTCTTTTGACACTGAGTTTGTCGTTGTATATTTCTGACTCATTGTCTTTCATCTCTGTCTTTAGTTCTTTCTTTGCATTCTCAAATGCTTTTGCATTATCTTCGTACAATAGATATTCTGTACTTGCCAGTGCAAAGCTATTACTTCTTGACACATCACGTTTAACCTTGCCATTGATTGCCACATTATCTTTAATGTTTTGTTTTACTTTGACTAATACATCTTCAGGTTTTTCATTGTGAACAACATATTCCCAAAACGCTTTGATCTTATCAAGCATATCAGCTTGATACTCTTTGTTTGCACTTACAACTACACACTCATGCTTGTTGCCAAAGATAACAGAGAATACCATATGTGGCAGACTTGATATATACAGATAGAACTGCATCTGTGGCATATAGTAATCCAACATATAATCCATATCATTACGACTATGTGTATGTTTACATTCTACACCAATGTTTTGATCACGATCTTCACCATCAAGTGTACCTTGTAGTTTGATACTGCCATACATTTTTGTATATGCAGACTGTGGTACAAAATCATATTTATAATATTCTTGTAGCCATTGTAAGTTAAAAATTTCTGTGAAAGAACCTAACCTAACATTAAATTCATTGCTCAAATCTTTACGACCAAGCAATCCAGTTTTGATTTTCCATAGTTCTTCCCACTTACCTTGCATCAAAGATACCATATCGCTACCTCTAATGAAGTCTTCACGCATAGGTGCGTGACGTAGTTCATCTGCCATTTAGACCTCCAATCTTGCTATCAGCATACTACATTTATTGTTATAAATCAACTACTTAATGTGATGAGGTTAAGGTCGCGTTGCAAATTTTCTTAACCTCATCTTTTATAGAGATGGAACAAAGAAGGAATAACCATCTCTATTTGCTATGCTTTCGCATAACCTCTGTAATCAGCAGTCATACCTTTAGGTTGAATTTTTTCATCTCTATCTGAATAATATTTAACAGACATGAAATAATTCATATAGGGTTTAGGTATGTACCTTTGATAATCTTTTTCTTTCAATGCTTCAGGTGCATCTTCAAATCTTTCTTCACTCATTTTCTTTTACTCCTTCAAATTGTTCGCTGACTTCTTCTTTTCTTTCAAAGCCAATGTAATCACCTTGTTCCCATTTATCTTTAGCTTGTTCTTTAGACTCTGCTTGTATAGTATATTCATTCAAAACTATTGCAGAAGAACTTACAATATATTCTTTCATATTATTCTCCTATTGCTGAAATTAGTTTGCTTGATACTGCTTCGACCAATGACTTACGATAGTGCAGCATTGGTTCTACATACTCGTTGATCTCTGCTACAGTTGGAAAGAACTTGCAATTCATAATAACTTTGTCACAAGCATACTTCATAATGTCTGCAGGTACGTGTTCAAACTTCTTAGCATACACTCTTGCTTTGAAAGCTAAGTCTTTCTGTGTCAGGTGGCTTTGCTTCGCTGTGCATACCATGACTTCAATGAGCCATTCGTGTATGTCTTTAGGATCAGCTACAGTCATACATTCTTCTAATGCTTTTTGAACAGCAATCCTATTGCCACTTAGTTTGTCAGCACAATCTGAAATAGTTGGCATTTCCCAACGAAAAAACATATATTGATTGTTTGTTTTTTCAATTATCCTTGAGTTGATTATAGACTCCAAGATAGAAACTGTCGCTTTTGTTACTTTGTTTGGATCTGATCCTGCTTGTGTGACCAGTGTTTTTGCGATTGAGTTGTTTCTTACACCATTCGCAATAGACTGTATTCCAGTCTTGTTTATCGTATTGGTTTGTAATATAGAAATGTTTGAAGTATTTAATCTCTCTGTCATGGTTGACCTCCTTGTATTGATTGATGACTTCTTGGCTTGGTTGCCACTGATTAGTAAGTTTCGGCATATGAATCTCCTATAACGCCATGCCAATATTCATTATAGAAATGTTCTGCGAAATGATCGCACCATTCTTTTTCATGCTGAAGTTTTGGTTTGAGATTGTAGTTGATAAACCTTTTGACTTCAGCCACATCTTCAGACTCGCTGATTTTATCTTCAAGTCCTTTGATTTCTGCTATCTTTTGTTCGTATTCAAGGTATATATTATTTTGTAGATTTGCCATTGTTATCTCCTTTTATCATACATACTAATTTTTATTTCTGCTAATCGTGTAGGTGTAACTATATCTCTATTACATTTGCCACAACAATATCCACTATCATGTATAGGTGCAGGGTTGTGACCACCATGCCAGTAGATATGACCATGCTCATCACGATCAGGTTCTATGTCTTTCTTACATATAACACAAGTAAGATTATAATTCATTTGATTAACTCCTTAAATATTTTATCAGGAATAATAGCAACCCATCTTGGGTCACCAGTTTTACGTTTATACATAGCGATATCTTTTCCTTGTAACACTTTGAAAACGCTAGGAAATTTATCTACTGCTCTGTATTTTATTTCAACAACATACTCTTTTTCATTGATAATTAGTTTGATGTCACCACTATGTTCACCACCAAGACTACCTGATAGGGGAACTTTTTTAACAGGTAACTTCCATGAGTTGAATAATTTTACAAACCAATTCTCATGGTAGTTACCTTTACGTTTACTTTTACTTGTCATTAAAACTCCTCATCTGTTGCAGTTATAGTTAAGTAAACTTGCAATGCTTCACACCAACAAAGCAAATTAAAGAGTCTAGGCTCACGCACCATACGTTCCCATTCTCCAAACAGTTTTGTATCTACACCAATATCTAAAGCTATTTGTTCCTGCGATAATTTTCTTATTCTACGCAGGAACACTAGCCTTTCGACAATAGATTTGTATTGATACTTTACTGTGTTCTTCATTTAAAGTTCATGTGTTTGATTTGACTATCAAGTAATACATTCTCGATAATACTACTAGCTTGTTTGTCTTCGTATTGTCGTTCATGTACTTTGATAGTCATGGCAGTCATCTTGTTTACCCATGATTCTTCATTGAGTCCACTGCGTTTTGCACCAAGTGCTGCCATGTGAGTATAGATAAGCCTATACTCAGGTGGTGTAGCAATACTTGCGATTGATCGACAAGTAGATAACTCTTGTTTTCTGAAACCTAATATTGTCATTGTTAACCTCCATTGTATTAGATTGTTCCGTAACTTCCTTTCATATAGAACATTGAGCTTGGTCTGTTCATATATGATATCAGCTTACTGTTTCTTTCGACAGTAGTTTTGTGTTTGTTTTTTACGTCTTGTGGGTGAGATATCCAATCAGTTACTGCATTGTATAAACCCCACTTGTTACAACCAATATCTTTTTGATATCTTGCCCAAGTATCCATGAGAGTTTGGAATTGTCTTTCATTACGATACCTGCCATCAACTGTTGGTCTTGGCGTGTAAGTAAGTTTGTTGAACATTTCATTTGCGTCATGGTGTGTAACTGGTGTGTTATACCATGCACGATAGCGTTGCTCATTACCTTGAAACTCTTGAATTAAATGTTCAATATGATTAAAGTTGTAATAAAATTTACCATTATGTTTTTGTGTATAGTTGGCAATTTTATCAGGTGTTGTGCAACCATTCTTGCACCAGTATCGTAATCCATCTGCTGTAATCATAACAGACCATACACCATTGTATGAGTTGCGAACTGTAATACGAAATGCAATGTAACTATTGAGTTGTGGGTCTTGTATCGTAATATCTTTACAAGTAAATGTAGCTTTTAGCATTGAGCCATTCTGCATGACTCTTATGTCTGGCACAAAGTCTGTTGATACTTTTTGCATCATCTCATAAATAGGATAAACAATAGCTTTGTGTTCGACTGGTCTGTATGCAGTTGAATGATTGCCAAGATATTCCATTGTATCTGTTCTGACTATCATCATACGATCATGACACTTAACTAGTTTTGTTTCGCAGTCATCATCATATGTACCTGCCATTGATATAGTATCAATCGGAAAGTCGTAGTCACCGAGATATGGTTTCATGTTTTTGATTTGTGTTATGTGATTCATTTCTTTCTCCTTTCACATATGTTGGTTACTCCATATATTGCAGTACATAGACCACAAGTATAACTTAATATAAATAGGTACAGCCATTCATCTCCACCTGAATACTCATAGCAAAACATGAGTGATAACATTACAGTTATTGTACCTACAATAATACACATTACATTTATCATTTGATTACCTCACTTTCATTTTACAATTTGAAATAATGAATGCAATTTTGTTTGATTTACTATTACTAACTTGAATTGCAATGCACCCATTTTGTTACCATAAGAAATTCAATATTAGAATAGATAAAGATGTTAATATAGAAGTGTTAGTTTGCTTCGTTTTTAAAATGAAGTCGGTTTGTTTCTTTGGCGAGTCAAAGAAAAAAATAACCTCTGCTAAATTAATAACAGAGGTTAGATATTTATATTATGCTTTGGCTCTGTTCATCATAGCGTTTCTTGTATCTGCATGGTTTGTGTTTGTTTTTGTTTCGCCACTTGCATAATCTTTGTAATCTGCGAACCATTTTTGACCAAAATCTTGGGTAGATTTTCCTTTGTTCCAAGTTCTATCGCAAGCAACGTTGAAAACATTTTGAAATAAATCAAAGATAAATTTACCATTATTGTAAGATGCTTCAGCTTTTACGACTTTATCTGATTTTCCTGCGTCTGGATTATATTTGTTGTTTTCTTCTTCCATGTTTTTTTCGTCTTGAATGTCATCTAAATACTTTTTCTTAGATTTTAATGACCACGCTATTTGTCCAAGTATTCCACCATAGAAATAACAAGCGTCTTTGTTGTAGTATGGATTGTTTTCACCACTACTTCTTTTAGCTGAACTAGGTGCGTCAAACTGTTCTATATCTAGGTGTTCAATTATTGATTGTGTTAGATTAATTATTAAATCTTGTGTGTTTTTTTTCTTAGTCATCTTAGTTCTCCTTATGTTGTTATATTTTTAAGATGCTTGCACTTTGAAACATGGCTAGGCAGAGTGTCCAATCTAAATGGGTGTTAGACAAGCACAGAGTACAGAGCATACAACATTTCAGCAGTACAGATGTTTACATCAGCATTGCTTTGTACGACAATGCTTGGGTTATCCACTTCCCATTTAGATTTGAAATACACACACAATTCTTGCAACCTTACTGAAACCACACTCTGAATAGTTATGTTACAAAGCTTGTCTTAAAAATATGACAACATTAGGTGAGCTTGGCTAAGTAAAAAAATACTCAAGATTGGGTTGAGGGGGTTGTGTTTTTATGTGTGAATATAAATACCCTTGACAAGGTTTTGGAAAGTGTTTTAAAAAGAGGGGGTAAGGGGGTGTTATCGTGTTGGATAAGATAAGAATGACTAAACGACAAAGGCTGTTAGTTGATACATATGTAGCAACTGGCTGTACGATTAAAGAAGCAAGTATTGTTGCAGGCTATTCTGTAGGTGATGCAGGTAGAGTGACAGCCAGTAAGACTTTGAGGTTGCCACATATACAAGAGTATATGCAACAAAGGATTAGAGAAACAATTGGATTGAATGCTACGAAAGCTTCTCATAAGATGTTAATGCTAAGTACCTCAGCTAAAAGTGAGTATGTTCAACTTGAAGCCAGTAAAGATATACTAGACAGAGCAGGATACAAACCAGTAGAGAAGAGCATGAGCTTAGTTAGTGGCAACATACAAGTAAGTATAGATTTGACATGAGTGTACTTTTAGGATTATGCTTAACGAATAAGGGCAAGGTGATGGGGGTAGGGTCAAAAAACTGTGCTACTCCACGACAACAACGTCCCTTACAAACAATAATATTCAAAAAGGCTCGTAATGGCTAAGACACCTGCATGGACACGCAAAGAAGGCAAGAATCCTAAAGGTGGTTTAAATGCTAAGGGTCGTGCCTCATATAAAGGTGGCACATTAAAAGCACCAGTCAAATCAGGAGACAATCCTAGACGTGCAAGTTTTCTTGCTCGAATGGGAAACATGAAAGGACCAGAGAGAGATGCTAAAGGAAAACCTACAAGATTATTATTATCGCTTCGTGCATGGGGTGCTTCGTCTAAAGCCGATGCTCGTGCAAAAGCTAGAGCAATTAGTAAAAGAAATAAAGCGAAGAAGTCTAAGAAAAAAAATTAATCAACTAGAAAAGGAGAAAGCTATGCCAATGGGTAAAGGAACATACGGAAGTCAGAGAGGTAGACCTGCTAAAAAATCTACTCTTACTGGAAAGCAGAAGACGCTTCCTGCAAGTCTGAAGAAAAAAATTATGGCTTCTAAAAAGAAAAAGTAATGGCAGTTAATGCAGCAGGAAATTATACCAAACCTGCCATGCGACGTGCTTTGTTTAATAGGATAAAAGCGAGTAATAAAGGTGGCAGGTCAGGTCAGTGGTCAGCAAGAAAAGCACAGATGTTGGCTAAACAATATAAAACTAAAGGTGGTGGGTATAGGTAATGGCACTTGCAAAGTCACAAAGGTCGCTTCGTGCATGGACTAAACAAAAGTGGAAAACCAAATCAGGTAAACCTAGTACTCAAGGACCAAACGCTACTGGTGAACGTTATCTACCTGAAAAGGCAATTAAGGCTCTTTCTTCCAGTGAATACGCCAAGACTTCGGCTGCTAAACGCAGAGCGATTAGAAAAGGAAAACAAGTATCTAAACAGCCAAAGACGATTGCTAAGAAAACGAAAAGCTATAGAAAGTTCTCTTAGATGAGTTTTTTGCATATACTCAAACCTGAAGAAAGAAGAATACTAAGACAAGTTGTCAAAAATGTTCATCTCAAACATCACCCTGAAGAATTTTGTACAGACCTTGAAGCTGATAAAGTTATTGCTGTTATTGGTCCTGAGACAGTAGATAAATTATTAAGGATCGGAAAGAACACAAAGATTGATACAATTTAAATACAAACCTGATGGACAAGTCCTTAAAGACTTTATGAAAGACAATACTTTTTTTCGTGGCATCAGAGGTCCAGTTGGTAGTGGCAAGTCCGTTGCTTGTAGTATAGAAATTTTTAGAAGAGGATTAATGCAAGAACCTGATAAGTCAGGTAAAAGAAAAAGCAGATGGGCAGTTATTAGAAACACCAACCCACAACTAAGAACAACAACAATAAAGACGTGGCTTGATTGGTTTCCTGAACAAGACTGGGGTAAGTTTGCTTGGTCAGTTCCCTATACTCATATGATTACAGCAGGTGACTTGGAGATGGAAGTTATTTTTCTTGCACTTGATAGACCTGAAGACGTTAAGAAGTTATTATCTTTGGAACTTACTGGGGTGTGGGTCAACGAAGCAAGGGAGATACCCAAGTCAATTATAGATGCGTGTACTATGAGAGTTGGAAGATATCCGTCTGTCAAAGATGGTGGTGCATCTTGGTCAGGTGTTATCTGTGATACCAATAGTCCTGAAGAAGATCATTGGTGGTCTATTATGAGTGGCGAAGTTCCAGTGCCTGATCATATTTCTTTGGAAGAAAGTCGTATGCTTGTAAAGCCTGATAACTGGCAGTTCTTTACACAGCCAAGTGGAATGATAGAAGAGAAAGATGAAGATGGTTCTGTTACTGGTTACAAACTAAATAAGAAAGCAGAGAACGCAAAAAATATATTGGCAACCTATTATACAAATCTTGTTCAAGGTAAAACAAAGTCTTGGATAGATGTTTATGTTATGAATAGGCTTGGCTCAATACAAGATGGTAAGCCAGTTTATAATATGTTTGTATCTGAAACTCATGTATCGAAAGAAGAAATACCGATAGCTGATGGCATACCCCTTTATATTGGATTGGATTTTGGTCTTACACCTGCTGCTGTTTTTGGTCAAAAGGTTCGTGGTCGTTGGGTTATACTGCAAGAACTTGTGGCTTTTGATATGGGTATTGTAAGATTTGCAGAACTATTAAGAAGTGAAATAGCAACACGATATGGCAACCTTGATATAAATATTTATGGTGATCCATCAGGTGACTTCAGGGCACAGACTGATGAAAGTACACCTTTTCAGGTTTTAAGAGGTGCAGGATTAATGGCAAGACCTACAACAAGTAATGATGTATCACTTAGAATAGAATCTGTTTCATCTGTTTTAAATCGAATGGTAGATGGTCAATCAGGAATTTTAATTGACTTTAGGTGCAAAGAACTGATAAAAGGGTTTGAAGGGGGTTATCAATATAGAAGACTCCAAGTGTCAGGAGAACGCTATGAGGATAAACCTTTGAAGGATAGGTACTCGCATATCCATGATGCTATGCAATATCTTATGTTAGGTGCAGGAGAAGGCAGACAAGTATTAGGAATGACTAGACCTATTCAAACATTTAATGCTAGGGTTGATTATGATGTATTTCAAAGGCAACCTAAAAAACCTCGAAGGCAAGGTCTTTGGGCAAGATTATAAAGGAGTAAGATATGTGTTTACCTAGTGGTGGTTCATCAAGTCCTCCCCCTCCAACAGCCGAAGAAAAAGAAGCTGAGATGGAAAGAGAGAGTGCTAAAGAACGAGAAACTGCAACAAGACGAGAAGCAAGACAAGATGTTCTTGAAGAGAATATAGCCAACATTAGAAGAGGTAGTGGCAGGAGATCGTTACTTCGTGGTGGTGGTGGTGGTATTGGTTTTTACAATAGGTACAATTTATAATGCACGAAAAATCTGCTGAACTTTTATTACAACGCTATGAAAAATCTCTTTCTGTAAGACGAGAGTTTGAAGAGTTGTATGATGAAATATTTGAATATTGCCTACCACAAAGACAAGGATTTAAAAATTATTCAGCAGGTCAAAGACGAGATGACAAAATATTTGATGAAACTGCTGTGGTTGGTATACAAGAGTTTGCATCAAGATTGCAGTCAGGTCTAACACCAAACTTTGCAAGATGGGCAGACTTTGTTACTGGTCAAGAAGTTCCTGAAGAAGAAAGAGATGATGTAAATAATGCACTTGATGAGGTGACGGATTATGTCTTTGAAGTTCTGCAAACATCAAACTTTGCACAAGAAATCCATGAGTGTTTTATTGATTTGGCTTTGGGTACTGCTGTTCTTTGTATCATGGAAGGTGATGCTGTTAATCCTATTCGCTTTCAATCTATACCTTTACCTCATGTTGTTTTAGATACTGGACCTGATGGCAAGGTCGATCATGTGTATAGAGAACGCATGATTAAGAATGAAGATATTATGATTGCTTTTCCTAATGCTATTTTATCTGAAAACATTGCACAGAGAATACAGAATAATCCTGAATCAAAAACAAAGATACTCGAAGTATCATGCCGATTATATGATGATCAGAATGTTGAAAAATATGGATATTATATTATAGATGTAGCCGACAAGGTAATGATAATGTCTGAAACGTATGAAGGTGTAGGATCAAATCCATTCATAGCATTTAGATGGAGTAAAGCCTCAGGTGAAATTTACGGAAGAGGTCCTGCAATCAATGCCTTGAGTGCAATCAAAACGTGTAACCTTACAATAGAATTAATATTAGAAAATGCTCAAATGGCAATCTCTGGCATCTATCAGATAGATGATGATGGTGTTATTAATGTTGATACTATTAACCTTGTCCCTGGAACTGTTATTCCAAAAGCACCAACCAGTGCAGGTTTGCAACCGATAAGATCAGCAGGTTCATTTGATGTTGCTAATCTTGTTTTAAATGATATGAGAAATAATATTAAGAGAGCATTGTATAATGATATGTTAGGTGATCCCAATAAAACACCTGCATCTGCAACAGAGGTAGCAGAAAGAATGGCTGACTTATCAAGAAAGATTGGTTCAGCTTTTGGTCGATTACAAGCAGAAATGGTTCAACCAGTTCTGCAAAGAGTTATATATATTTTAAAGAAACAAGGTCGTATAGATATGCCAGTTGTTAACGGAAGAGAGGTAAAAATACGAAGTGTTTCACCACTAGCACAAGCACAATCTAATCAGGATATTGTATCACTGAATAGATTTTTGCAAACTGTGGCAGGTTCGTTTGGACCTGAGGTGCTTAACATTTTAATTTCTTCTGAAGAAACTGCTGTGTATTTGGCTAAGAAATTTGGTGTGCCTGATAAACTAATAAGAGATGCTGATGAACGACAGCAACTTGTACAGATGGCACAACAGATGCAAATGCAACAACAACAAGGAGTGATGCAAAATGACGGACAAGCAACCTAATCTTGGGATAGATGGCTATCCTCGAAAAAAACAAGATGATCAAAAGATATCACAAAATGTATTGGCTTTATTTAATACACCAAACGGACAAGAGGTTTTAAAGTATTTACGTTCTATTACAGTTGACGTTATTAGTGGTGCTAATATATCTGATAATGAGCTTAGACATTTAGAAGGACAAAGATATTTAATAGCTTTAATAATAAGACGAATGAATCATGCAACAACATTAAAGAGCAAAACAAATGAATGAAGTAACAGAAAATAATCAAGAAACAGTAAGTACAGAATCTGCCACTGAAGACGCAACTACGCATAACGTGGACTCTTCCTCCAACTCAGTGGCAGATACCACTGCAAGACCTGAGTGGTTACTGGAAAAGTTTGCAACTCCAGAGGATATGGCAAAGGCTTATAGCGAAATTGAAGCTTGGAAAGGCAAAAAAGAAGAAGATATTAGATCAGCAATGCAGGAAGAAATAGAAAAAGAAGCCTACGCTGATAGACCTGCATCAGCAGGGGAGTATCAAATACCTGAGTCGCTTGATGAATCTGAAGCTGCAACAAATCCATTACTTAAAGAATGGGCAGAGTTTGCTTGGGAGAATGGGTATTCACAAGATGAGTTTTCATATTGGGTTAATAAGTTTGCAGGATATATGCATGAACAAGATACTGATGTTGAAGCCGTGAAGACTGCATTAGGTGATAATGCTAATGCTAGAGTAGAAGCCGTACAGTTATTTATGAATAAGTTTTTTCCTGAAGAAACACATGATGCTGTAGCACAGCTTGGCACATCTGCTGAAGGTATCAAAGCTTTAGAGCATATACAAAAAGCATTGTCAGGTACAAATCCATTGCAAGATGTATCTTCACCAAGTAAATTATCACAAGACGATATAATGGCAAAGATGCGTGATCCAAGATATTTTGACCCTGCTCGAAGAGATAAAGCTTATGTTCAAGAAGTAAATGACAGTTTCAAAAAACTTTATGGGTGAAGGCATTTATGATGGGTATCCCATTGTAAAAGCTAATACGGATCATATACATCATCTTCAAAATAATTTAAGAGATGCTGATGTAAGGGAATGTATTATACATGGCTCTACTCCTTTTCGTGCTTTAATGAGTGGCATAAGAGAAAAGAAAGCTGAAACATATACTGTTTTAATTGATAAAAATCCTGCAATTATGTTTGGGGTATCTCCTATTGCAGAACATTTAGTTGGTCGTATATGGCTTTTAGGTTCGTATGAACTTGAAAATCATAGTTGGAAATTTCTCAAATGGAGTAGAAAAGTCGTTGATTACTTTCAAAATCAATATTATCAGCTAGAAAATGTTGTCCCTGCTGATCATATTAAAACGCTTCAATGGCTTGGTTTCCTTGGGTTTGAGATATTAAATGAGCCTTTACAAGTGAATGGATTTGAAGTTTTAAGATTTGTACGTTGCAAAGGTGAGAAAATTTTGGTAAATAGTAAAGAACAGCCCTGTTACTAGCTGATAGCCCATTTGGATAACTAGATGAAGCGAAAGACGGATAACTGGAAAATAGTAATGTAACTTTAATAAGGAGAACTTATAATGGCTAACTCAATCGATACAGCCTTTATTAGACAGTTCGAGACAGAAGTTCACCTTGCTTATCAAAGAATGGGTAGTAAATTAAGAAATACTGTCCGTACAGTTAGTAATGTGAATGGCTCAACAGTACGTTTCCAAAAGATTGGTACTGGCTCGGCTTCTACTAAATCAAGAAATGGTATGGTAACTCCAATGGAATTAGCACATACCACAGTTGATGTAACGCTTAGCGACTTTTATGCAGCAGAATACATTGACAAACTAGACGAACTTAAAACTAACATAGATGAAAGACAAGCTGTGGCAACAAGTGCTGCTGCTGCTCTAGGTCGTAAGACTGATGAGATTTTGTATACTGCTATGGACGCAGGTGCAAACTCAACTCAGATTCACGATACTGGTTCAGCACTAGCAAAAGCTGATTTGCTAAGTTTGTTTGAAACTATGAGTAGTGCAAATATACCTGAAGATGGTCAGAGATATTTAGCAATGAACCCAAAGGGTTATGCTGATTTATTTCTAATCAATGAGTTTGCATCATCAGACTTTGTTGGTGAGCAGAATCTACCATTTGCAGGTGGAATGAGTATGAAAGAGTTTTTAGGTTTTAAAGTATTTTCAACTTCAGCTATTACAGCAGGTAAGAACATTGCCTATCATACTTCAGCTATAGGCTTAGGTATTGGTGCAGATGTGACTACTGAGTTGAACTATGTACCTGAGAAGGTTTCACATTTAGCAACTTCTATGATGTCTATGGGTGCTACTGTCATTGATGACAATGGTATCTATGAAGTCTTAGATAACAATTCATAAGGGAGATTAATTATGGCTTATGCAGCAAGTGGTCTTACAAGAATTGGTGGAGATTCAAATGGTAGTTTGTGGCGATATACAACCACAGATGCCATTGCAACTGTAAATAGTGCTAACTATTTTAATGATGCAGCAAATATGTTAGCTGTTCGTGACCTTGTAATAGTTCACGATACTAATGTACCAACTACAAATTTCGTTACTGTTTTATCAAATAACGGAACAGCAGTTGATGTATCAGATGGCACAGCAGTAGCCGAAACTGATGGCGATTAAGGAGTAGGGGGAGTAATCCCCCTTATCTTATATGACAAGTACAGCAGCAAATTCAGCAATAGATATAGCATCAAGAGCATTGGTTCTTATTGGTGCAGAGCCTATTACTGCCTTTGGCTCATCAAGTACAGAGTCATTGGTTGCTACGAATATGTATGAAGATACAGTTCGAGCAACATTATCAAGTGCAAGATGGAGGTTTGCATCAGAACAAGCTGTATTAGCAGCAGTGGGTTCTGATCCTACTGGTCGTTTTGATAAAGCACATCAACTTCCTACAAACGTATTAGTTCTTCATGCAGTAACAGTTAATGATAATCTTGTTAACTATACTGTGTATGGCGATAAAGTTTTTAGCAATGTGGCTACAGCCGATACAGTTGTTGCAGACTTTACGTTTCGACAAGTTGAAAGTGAGTTTCCATCTTACTTTTCTTTGGCACTTGAATATACATTAGCAACTATATTTGCTACAGCTATTGCAAGAAGTTCAACACTAGCAAGACTTATGAATGAACAAACAACATTATTAATGGCTAAAGCAAGAAACTTAGATGCACAACAACAAACAACACGAAAACTTTCAACATCAAGATTTATAACTGATAGGAGGTCTTAGTGCCATCTTTGAAAGTACCTTTAAATAATTTTCAGTTTGGGGAAATAAGTGGTGCTTTAACATCAAGAACAGATACAACAGTTTATAATAATGCAGGTGAGCAAGTTAGAAACTTTTGGATTAGAGCAGAAGGTGGACTTAAAAAAAGAGCAGGTACACGAAGGCACTATTCTTTTGGTAGCAGTAGTTTTACAAAAGCAACCATGCAACTTCGAGTAGATGATGCTGAACTTTTTGTTGGAAACTATATTCAGTTTCAACTCAATGATGGGACAACAATAAGACTTCAAGCTGAAACTGGAGATGCTTATGGGAACACTACAGCACCAAGTACCAACGTAGGTAATATATATTTCTTTAGACCTATTATTAGTGGTGGTACACAACAACAAAGAAATGAAACTACAGCTTCAAGAATACAAGCTGTATTAAACGGTATTACTGGTGTAACTGCTGCAGTCAATGGTACAAATGCAGCATATGTTGATGTAGAAAGAGATGATGCAGGTGGTCAGTTTCTTGATGTAATAACAACAAAACGCACAGCAGGTATTAGTGTTAATGGTATAACTGGTCAAGGATTTCAATATATAAGGCTTCAAAAAAGATTAGAACCATTTGAGTTTTCTGATGATGAAAAATATCTTGTATGTTTTAGCCATGAAAGAATAGATGTATTTTTATTAAGTATACCTTTTGGTCAGCCTGAGAATTTAAGTATTGAGTCAGGTATGCAGATTACTGGACAAACATGGTTACAAGCTACCACCACAAAACCTTATATAGAAGAGATGACAGTGGCACAACAAGGTGATGTCATGTTCATTGCACACCCAACACATATGATACGAATGTTAACAAGAACTGCATTGACTACATTTACAGTATCAACATTTAATTTTGATACTTCTTTTAATGGAGAAACTATTTATCAACCTTATTTTTCAGCACAACCTCAGGGTATTAAAGCTGAACTAAATAATAATCAGGCAGGTTTAAATATATCTCTCACAATTAAAGATCAAGATAATGCAAACTTTCCTTATTTTACAGCATCACGATCAGAGTCACCAGTATTAACCTTAAATCAAGTTGAAGCAGGTAAAGTTTATTATATTCTTCATGCACAATCTTCAACTGCTGCTGATTTCCAAGCTATTGGTGCACCAACAAATGATGCAGGTCTTTTATTTAAAGCATCAGTTAATGGATCAGGTGTTACTTTTTCAGGATCAAATTCAGGTCAGGTTGTTGATCAATCAAGCTTTACTAACTCAGGTAATGCTATTGGCACAAATATAGAAATGCTTGGATCAAGACTTACGATACAAGCTTTAGATGTTGGCAATACTGGACAACATTTATCTTCAGATAAAACTCATTTAGCACGAGTTCAACTTCATAAAGATGTAGAAACTAAATTACCAGTTGATTCTATTTCAACAGATGAAGGATCAGATGTTATTACAATTACACAGGCTCTTCATGGAATTACTGGTGGTGATATCACAATATCAAATGCAGCTGCAGTTGGTGGTTTTGCTAATTCAAATATAAATGGAACAAAAGGAGTTACTGTTATAGATGATAATACCTATGTAACTGGTATATCAGGTGTTTCTGCAACATCAAGTGCAATTGGAGGTGGCACACCTACAATAGCAGTTGCTACACCATCAACAACAAACTGGGCAGAACAAAGTTACTCAACAGTCTATGGTTTTCCTGCAGCAGTTACATTCCATCAAAACAGATTATGGTTTGCAGGTACATTAGGACAGCCTGATAATATATGGGCAAGTCAATCAGGTAAATATTTTAACTTTGATATAGGCGATGGAGAAGATAGTGACGCTTTAGATATTACAGCTAATGTAGGAGAGATACAACAGATTAGACATTTGGTATCTAACAGAGACTTACAAGTTTTTACATCAGGTGCAGAGTTATTTGTATTATCACCTTCAACTAAAGGAATAACTCCATCTAATGCACAGATAAAAAAACAAACTCCTTATGGTTCAGCATTTGTAAAACCTGCACCTTTTGATGGTGCAACGTTATTTGTACAAGGCAGTGGTAATGCCCTAAGAGAGTTTTTATTTACTGATGATGAAAATGCTTATACATCTGTTGCTGTATCTGCATTAGCACCTCATCTTATTCGTAATCCAACACAACAAGCTGTAATAAAAGGTCAGCTTGATCGAAGTGAAAACTATTCTTTCTTAGTTAATCAAGATGGCACAATTGCTGTATTTTATTCTATACGTGGTGAAAAGAAAGCAGGTTGGGCATTATGGGATACGCAAGGTGCATGGCACAGTATTTGCTCTTTAGGCAATAGATTATATGTTATTTGTGTGAGAGATGATGGTAGTGGCACACCAAAAACTTTTCTTGAAGAGTTTAGAACTGATTTTCCATTGGACTTTTGTGATAGGTTTGAAGCTATAAATGCAGCAGGTCAAACTAATGGTGGTACAGTGCAAGGTCTTACTACTGTTTCAGCAGTTAATTCTGCTACTGGTGGTACACACTTTGCTACTGGTGCATCAATTAAAACAGTTAATGGTAATGATTTCTTAGGTTCATTTACAGTGGCTAGTGCTGATAATGGTTCAATAGATGTTAGTGCTTCTAAGAATGATGTCAGAGAAATATTTGCAGGATATAGTTTTGAGCCAAAGCTAAAGACTTTACCAGTAGATGCTAAACTTGCAGATGGTCCTTTAACTGGTGAACCAAGAGAAATAACAAGAATAATATTAGATTTATTTGAAACATCTTCGGTTAATGTTAAAGCACCATCAGATACATCAACAGCAAGAGATTTAATTATACCAAATGTTACAGATGATTTATCATTGGAAAAGTCACCTGTAACTGGTAAAGAAGAGTTTAGAACATTAGGGTACAATCGTGATCCAAGAGTAATTGTTTCACAAAGTCACCCTCTTGATTTACAAATTAACGGAATAATAGTAGAGGTAGCATACTAATGGTAATAGAACCAACAACAGCCTTATATATTGCAAGTGGATTTTTAGGTTTTAGTCGATATAGTGCAGCAGCAAAAGCAGCACAAAGAGAAGCAGGACTAACAGCAAGAAGATTAAAAACTCAAGCAGAACAAAGACAACTTCAACAACTACAAGAGCATAATGAAGTTATGGAAAATTTACAATCAATGGAATCAACAAATTTAGCATTAGCAGGAATATCTGGAAGAGATACTGGTAGCGATAAATCATTTAATAGAATATTAGAAAAAGCAAAAGAAGATGCTTATAAAACTGCTTCAAGAGTTAATTTACAAAATCTAATGGATCAAAGTAAAATTGCACAACAAACACAAATGGCTTTATTACAAGGTCAAAATAAATCAAAAGCCTATAGAATGATGGGTTTTCAAAGCGTATTAAATACAGCGTATGGTGTAAGTAAGGTTACATAATGGTACAATTTTTAAAATCAAAACAAGTTACATATAAAAATAGACCAGTAGGTGTTGTGTCAGTTAATACTGGTGCAGTAGAAGCAGAACTACAAACAGCAAAACTTTTTGAAAGAGGACAAGCTCTTGCATGGGAAGAAGCTAAACAAGATGCTATTCAGTCTGATATTAATAAAGCTAAAACATTACCAATAGAAGATGCAGATGGAAACTTATTACTTGAAAAAATTGAGTTTACAGATGTTGGCAGACAATCAGCTAATGCTATTAGAGAACAACGTTATAGTGGTTTTGTACAAAATAAAATTAATAAACAACTTGGTGAAATCCATGCAAAAAATCCATTTAATAAAGTAAGATTTGATACTGAAGCACAAGGATTAATTAAAGGTTGGGTAGATATTTTTAAGAAAGAAGGAATGGCTCAATATGTTCCTGCATTTCTTGATAAGGTTACTAATAAATCAATATTACATTCTAATAAAATATTAAATGATACAATAAAAAAAGAAAAAGATGATGCTGCTTTACTTGCTCAAGATGCACTTGAAGAATTTATAAAAATTGCAGCTTTATATCCTGATGATCCAGTTATACCTGATCAATTTTTTAAAACAATAGATGGTTTAAAAGGAACATATTTACAAGCACCTGCTATTCGTGATTATACATCAAGATTAACAAGAAATTTAATGACTGGTAAAGTATCTCCATTAATAGACATTGTTGGACAAGATCCTTTAGCAATAAAATATATTGAAGAAATATTTCAAAATAAAAACGCACCATTAGAAGCATATACAAGAGTTTTAAAAGCTTCTAAAGGTAAAATATCAATGAATCAATTAAAAGAATTGAATACATTAAGAGATAAATATGAAGCAAATAGAACAGACACAAATGTAATAACGCAACTTATTTCTAATAGATCAGGTGATGTGTCAAAACAATTAACGCTTATTGGTAAAGAAAGAACATCAAATAATGTAGGACTACAATTACAAGGTATAGGTGTTGATACAGCAGGTTTTCTACCTAATACAAAAGATAATAGAGTAGTTGTTAATAATGAATTAAGTAAATCTCTTGGATTTCAAGTAAATGAAACAAGTTTTTTTCAAATGAATAATGTTCAATATGATAAAGCATTAACAAGTTTATCAAATGTGTCAGTATTACCTACTACTCTTGATAATATATTTAAAGGTAATATGCTTAATTTTCCTGCATTTCGTTCATTATCTGAAAGAGATAAAAGAAGCTATGCAGCAAGAGAATTAAATACATGGAATAATCTAGCATATAATACTGGTGCAGGTGGCAGACAAGAAAGACGTTTGCAAGGTTATGATAAACAATATGAAAAGTATACGTTCATAGATGAGATAGCAAGAGTAAATGGTGGTGATTTAATTAAAGCATATTCTTTATATCATACAAAAGTTGATGATACTGACACATATAAAGGCATGATTATGTCATCATTAGCTGATATGAATTTTGGGGATTTAAAAATTGGAACTGTTAATGCAGGTGTTGAAGCAATATTTGATGAAGCTGAAATACCAAGACACCATAGATCACAATTAGATAGTTATGTTGAAAAACTTTTATTTTATAAATCAGTAAAAATGCCTGATGGAACTTCAGTTGAAATGGATAAAGATAATCTTTTATCAGTTTTAAAAGATACTTATAAACTCATGTTTGTTGAAGATACAGATATATATGATGTATTTAATTTAAATAATACTGGCTTAACTTATTTTACTCCAAAGAAAAAATATACTGGTGTTGCATATGCTAGTCATGATGACTTTAGAAAATGGACACAAAGTTTAATTACAAAACAATTAGGTGAAGAAAACATTCTTGGTGAAAATACATTTCTTTTGCCTGATGCCAAGAACTCACAATATGGTGATCAAAGATATACACTTGTAAATATAGATGGAGAAATAATACCATCTAAATTAGAAGGTGGTGTAGCAGTTGAGTTTACTACAAGAGATTATGAACGAGATAATGACATATCTATTACAGAAATTAATAATCGTTCTTTAAATCAGTCTGTTGAATTAAGAGCATTAGCTATGAATCGTAATAAACAACTTACAGAAAAAGAAAAAAAAGGATTAGACCTATATAGATTACCTAATAAAGTAATCATAGATGATCCAAATTTCTTTGAAAGTATGATGGACACTGATTATTTTACAAATCAATTTTCAAAAAAAGGTTATGATAATCCTTTATGGAATATGATTACAGATACTGTAGTGAATAACTTAAGTTTACCTGATAAGTTTTTAAATATGTTAAAAGAATTTATGACACCTGATGTTGCAGTTGGTGTGCAAGATGGATTGATAGATATTTTTCAAAACACTGCTATAAATGAAGGTTTTCAAAGTCAAGTCTATCGAGATAGAAACACTATTTCTGTCGGCTATGGGTTTAATGTTCGATATTTAACAGACAAAGATTATAAAAATATAAATCCTGAAATGAGAAAACCATTAAAAGAATTACAAAAAAAACTAAATAAAAAGAAGTATTCAGAAGATGAATTAAATGCAATGGTCAATGAGTTTAAATTTGGTCAACCTATTGTATTTAAAAAGAATGAATCAGCTAAAATATTTAGGTCAAAGATAATGGATATATATGCTCAGTATGAAAAAGAGTTTCCTAATTTTAATGAACTACACCCATTGCGTAGAAGTGCTTTAATTGATTTTTCATATCAGTTTGGGCATGATAGACTAAAAAGTAAAAATGGATTTCCAAAATATTATGAAGCTGTTAAGAAAGCAATTAGGGCAACAGATATAGATCAAAGAAACTTTCATTTTAGAGAAGCAGGGTTTCATCAGGTTTATAATCAAGGAGAGTTTGGTAATACAAAGACACCTTTATTTTATCAAACAAAAAGAAGAGTAAGAAAAAGAGTTGGTAATTTAGGATTTGATATAAAAGATGATGTAGATTTTATTGATGAGGAGTTTTCTTAATGTCTGAGTATACAGACTTTGTTCCAAAGGGCATACAGAGTATTGAGCCTTTGCATTATTTTTATCCTGATCAAGAAGGCAAAGTAGATCCTGATTTTTTTTCAGGAGTGTCATCAGGATTTAAGTATCAATGGTTGCCAATAACAAATTTTACACAAGAATTTTTTACTTATTCAGATCAAGATTATGATGAATCTTTTGATTTTAAAAAAACAATACAAGATAATAATGACTTTGTTTATGCCGAAGATTTATCAAGAGCAAAAAATTTAAATCATTATAACTATATTAAAAATTCTTTAAAATCTATAGAAAATAATAGAAAAATGTTTGAAAGAGCAGGGCTTACATCTCATTTAGTTGCAGGTGTTATTGATCCTTTAAATATAGCTTTTTTTCACCCAGTATTTAATACTGGTATTAAAGCAGCATGGGCAGCAAAAAATGCTTTTGGCGTGGCAAAAGAGTCAGCAAAAGTTGGTTTTGTGTTTGGTGTTGGTTCTGAGTTATTAAGAGCACCATTTGATCCTTATAATACAGCACAAGAAACTATGCTTAATGTTGCAGGTAACACTATTTTTGCAGGTATGCTTGGTGGTGGTGCAAGAGGTGTAGCTAATAGATATAATAAATTAATTAAAAAGTATAAAAATAGAAACAATCCAAATAAAAACACACAAACAAATAATATAAATACAAACAATCCTGATAAAGATGTTGAAAAAGCAAATGACATGAGTAATCAATTTGTTGGTAGTACAAGATTAAAAGAACAAACAATAGATAGATTTAATTATGCTAATAAACTATTACCATCAAGAAGATTACAGTTTGGTAAATATGATGGTAAAGAAGCACCTCCTGAAGTAAAAAAAATACATCTTGATATAGCATATAATGCAAGTGTTCCAATAGAAGGTATGCCACTTAGATCTATTGACTCAATGCAAAATGTTCATAATGGAAAAGGTATTGAACTAGAACAAGATATAAAAAAAATATATATGAACTCATTACAAAAAACAGAAGGCACTGGAGAAGTAATGGGAATAGATTTGGTATCTCCTTATGTTAAAGCAAAAGAAAAACTAGGCAAAAATCCAACTACAGCTTATATAAATTCTGTTAGTGGTAGTCAAAAATACCCAACACCAAAAGAATTTTTTGATGAAATTGTTGAGCTTAATATTTTGATGAGTGATGATACTTGGAAAGCTAAATATTATCCACAATTACCTGAATTTAAAAAAGAAGCTATTAGAAAAATAGAAGCATTTAATAAATACTTTGATCAATTAGCACAAGATACTGGTGTTTTTTTAAATAAAACAACTTATAAAGAAAAGTTTCCTGCACTACAAAAAAAATTAGATGATTATAATACAAGAATTGAAGAAGAAAAGGATTCTGTATTTAAAGCTTTGCTTAAAATTAATCGTAATGAATTAGAAAAAAGATTAAGATTTTATGAAGAATATAATCCTACACGAAAAAATTATAGGTTTCCTTTATATTATGATAGAGTAAAAATTCTTTCTAGTCCTAAAGAAGAAAAGAGATTAGTTGAAATATTTGCAAATCATTTTCTTGATCAAGGATTTTTAACTGTTTGGACTGGTAATGGATATAAAGATATAACTATTAATACTATACAAAAAGCTTTAAAGTCAGCACAAGAAACAGTTGATAATATTAAAGATTTTGGAGATGATCCTTTTGGGTATAATAAACCATTAAGAATTGGTAAAGCAAAACATATTTTGATGAGAACTACAAATATACCTGAATACAAAGTAAAAGATTTCATTATAAAAGATAATTCAGTTTTTACAAAATATTCAGAAATGATGGCATTTAGAATTGAATATGCCAGAAAGTTTGGAGATGATTCTATTGATTATATTTTAGGTCAATTAGAAGAAATTATGGTAAAAGAAAATTATAGTCCTAAACAAATTGCTGAAATTAAATCAGATTTTCTTGCTGATTATCAAAGAGTCTCAGGTCAAATTAGTCGTGATGCTGAAAGATGGGATACTACATTTGCACGCATATCAAAAAAGTTTGCAGGTATGGCTTATCTTACAAGTGCAGGAATAACATCACTTACAGAAACTGTTGCTATGCCAATACTTGAGCATGGTTTAGGAAATGTTTTACGAACAGCTTTTCGTGCAGTTGATGGAAACTTTGATAAAATAAAAGCTAATGCAAAAGATACACAACATTCAAATGAAGCAGTCGATACTGCTAAAAGAACTGTGCATACAAGAATTTTAAATGATTTATTGCGACCATTACAAATAGGAAGAGTGGAAAAAGCTGCAGATGCTATGGAAAATTTTTTTTATAAACTAAATGGATTAGCATTAATTACAATGGTAGGAAAATTACTTGATAGTGCTATTAGAATACCTAAATTTTATAAACAAATTAAAAATTATAATTCATTAGATAAATTTGAAATTATTGAATTACAACGATATGGGATTGATGATAAACTTGCTAAACGTTTATTAGATAATGGTGCTTGGCAGTTTACAGATACAGATATGCCATTACTAAATTTAACTCAGTGGAGTACAAAATCAAAAGCTGATAGAGAACTTAAAACATTTATGCAAACATATTTAAATAATGCAGCAAGGAATACTATTATGCACGCTACAGCTTTTGATAGACCAACATTTGCTGATGGTTTTGTTTTTAAAAAATGGAAACCATATATGAAAAGATATGGTATTGAGCCTGATCCTTTTGCATCTGTTGGTAAACAAGCAGATGGTTCGTATAAATACCCTATAGCAAGAATTGAATCAGGTGTTATGGCATTTCCATTTCAATTTTATAACTTTGCATTTGCAGCAAATCAGCGTATAACTCGTGCTATGTTTGATCCAAATAAAAAATATAGATTGAGTGGTGCAATAGCATTATTGTCTATGGCATATATTACTTTAGCAATGCGTAAACCATCTTGGTGGTTTGAAGATAAAGATTATCCTGAATTAATGATGAGGTTAGTTGATTATTCAGGTATAACTGGAATATATAGTGATCTTGCTTATAAAGGTATTGAAGCTGCTATTGCTTCAGGTTATCATGACCCTGATACTTCATGGTTAAAAGGAAGATATAGTGGCACTGGTTGGGATACTGCATTTGGTTTTGCAGGTGCAACACCTAGTATGTATAGAGAGTGGGTGTTGGCAGCATATGAGTTAATGAATGATAAAAGTGAGGAAGGGTTAAAAAGATTATCATATAATTTTCCATATTTAGGTATACTAGGATTAGATGATGATCTACGAGCATTAGGAAGGGCAACTTATTAATGGCAATAATACTATCAGATAATACACCACGAATAGAATACGATGTAGCACAAGGGGTTACACGAACTGACCCATATCCAATTCCGTTTGCATTTTTTAATAAAGAAACTGATAATTGTGATGTTAAAGTATTTGTTGATGGAGTAGAAAGAACATTAGGTAGTTCATCAACAACACAATTTTCTATTTTATCAGGTGGCAATGGTGCAAAAGGTTCTTTATCAACTGTAGTTACTGGTGCATCAGGTGGAAGTACAGTCATTGTTTTAAGAGATACAAAGATTGGAAGAATAACAGACTTTCCTAGTGGTGGTGCATTTGAGGTAAGCAAACTTAATACAGAACTTGATACTTTAGTTGCTATTGAAGGTGACTTTGAGGATCATGTTAGTCGATCTATTAGATTGCAAGATAAAGATACAGCAGTAAGTTTAGCCTTACCTTTGAAAGCAGATAGGCTTGGTAAGCAACTAGGATTTCATGCTACTACTGGTGCAGTACAGATGTTTACACCTGAGTCATTAGCTATTGCATCAGATAGTGGCAGTAGTAGTGTTGACCTTACATCTCATACATTTACTTTTACTGGTGGCGAGGGTATAGATACTTCAATATCCAATCAGACTTTAACAATTACTGGTGAGTTGGCATCTACATCTAACAAAGGTGTGGCAAGTTTTAACTCTACAAACTTTACAGTATCAAGTGGTGCTGTTACTGCAAAAGATATTACGTTTGCTTCTGATAGTGGCTCAGCCACAAACACATTAGGTGAAACATTTACTTTGAGTGGTGGTACTGGCTTAACTACAAGTGCTACTGGTAGTACAGTGACTATGAATGTTGATGCAGTACAAACTGGTATTACAAGTTTACTTGCTACTGACATCAAGATTGGTGAAGATGATCAAACAAAGATTGACTTTGAAACTGCAGATCAAATTAATTTCTATGCTAACAATGTAAATGTTGTACAACTTTCTAATGCCAATAGTGGTGATGCAGTCTTTACTGTACCTACATCTGATAAGGATTTTGTAATTAAAGGTAATGATGGTGGTTCACCTATTACTGCACTTTCTATTGATATGTCTGATGCAGGATCAGCGATATTTAATAATGATGTCAGTGTTAATGGTGATTTAACTGTTACTGGAACTACGACTACAGTTAATTCTACTACTGTAAATATAGCCGATCACAATATTGTTTTAGATAGTGATAATTCAACAAGTGCTGTTATAAATGGTGCAGGTATAACTATTGAAGGTGGTAGTGGAGATGATGCTACGTTTACTTATAATACAATAGGACCTAAGTTTGAATTAAAATTAGGTTCAAGTTATGAAGATTTACAAGTAGATAATCTTATTGCAGCACAACTTACTGGCACAATACAAACTGCTACACAACCCAACATTACATCTTTAGGTACGCTTACTGGATTAACAACTTCAGGTACAATAACTTTATCAGGCACAACAAGTCCTTTTATAAAAACAACTGGCTTTCATGCAACAGCAGATAGAACAATTTTACAGGTAAATACTCAATCAACGCAAATCGGTGAATTTGGATTTGATATAAAATATATGGGTTCAAGAAGTGGTAACAATAATTCTTACTCATTGTTTATGCACAATCAAACTGGAACTGACGTAGAAGCTATGACAGTTTTTCAAGATGGTAAAGTAGGTATAAATCAAACAACTCCAACAGCATCACTTCATGTTGGCGATACTGCTTTATTTGATGGTGACGTAACATTTACTGGTGCAAATTATAATGTTGTGTGGGATAAATCTGCTGACGCATTAGAGTTTCTTGATAATGCAAAAGCAGTGTTTGGTACTGGCGATGATGGTTATATAAGGCACACTGGTAGTAATTTACAAATAATTGAACAAACGGGTGGAATACAAATAAGTAACTATGCCAATGATTCAGATGTGGATATAAGAACTGATGATGGTTCTGGAAGTGTAGCTTTATATTTCAAAGCAGATGGTTCTACAGGTGATGCCCTATTATATCATTATGGTTCAGAAAAGTTAAAGACACAATCAGGTGGTGTAACAGTTACTGGTGACTTAACAGCTAGTGAAAATCTTTTAACGACAGATGGTTCAGTTTTTACTGTAAGAAACGACCAAAGATCAACAGGTAGTTCTAGTACGGCAGGTGAACTTAACGTCTCAAATTCAACCATAGATTCAAAAGCTATGTTTTGTCACAGTTTAGTATCAGTAAATCCCAATGATGCAAGATATGCTAAAATAGCAGAGTTACCTGCGTCAGATACACAGAAACAAGACCACATTACAATTACAGGTAGAGTGGGGGGTTGGTTAGACAGTAACTCATTAGAATTTGAATTAACTTTTCATAATAGAAATGCTTTTGCTTTTGACCTTCACTACAAAGATAATTCAGCTATATCTACTATAGGGGGTATTAAATCTTATTTACAATCTGATGGCACAATAGATATTTATTTTTTTGCTGCTGCTAGTAGTTACTCTATATTAACGTATACAATACCTCATTCTCATCAAGCTACTATTGTTGAAGACCCCGTGTTTACTGCATCTACTCCAAGTGGTACTGAAAACTTTGATTCAACAGACCCTGACACATATACACCTGCATTAAAATTTCCAGACAAACAACAATTAAGTTTTGGCACGGGTGATGATTTAATAATACATCATAATGGCTCTCATAGTTTTATAAAAGAGCAAGGAACAGGCAACTTAAAAATACAAGCAACAAGTCTTAGTATAGAATCAGGAGCAGGAGAAGAATTTATAACTGCTACTGCTGATGGTGCAGTAGAGCTTTATCATGATAACAGTAAAAAATTAGAAACCACATCTGATGGTGCAACAGTTACTGGTGACTTAACAGCAACATCTTCAGATGGTGCAATACTTAGTCTGCAAACTTCTGACACAACAGTTGCCGATGGAGACACGATTGGTTTAATAGAATTTAAAGCACCTAGCGAGGGTTCTGGCACAGATGCTATTTTAACTGCTGCATCAATAGTTGCAGAAGCCGATGCCACCTTTGCAGCAGACAATAACCAAACAGACATGGTATTTAACTTAGGTTCTAGCGAAGCTGCTACAGAAAAAATGAGATTAAGCCACGAAGGCATTTTAACAGTAGATGACGGAGTAGTAGGAAAGCATTTTGGTGGAATTAGTGAATCTAGCGTATCAAAGTTTAGATATTGGAATAGTAGTACTCAATATGTAAGTGGTTTTAAAGGTAGTTATACCTTTGGTGGGTTAGGTGATAGTGGGGGTGATGGCTATGCATTTAACTGGACTAACAGTAATAATGATCATCGTGGATTTATATGGGATGATAATGGACATTCTGATTCTCAAGGTGCTATGGCTCTTACAACAAATGGAAAGTTAACAGTTGCTCATAGTATTAGAGTTGGTCATGGTGAATCAGATACCACAACTCCCGGAGCAACTCATGTTCTTGATGTTGGTGGAAGTGGTATTATTAATGGCGATTTAACACTTTCATCTACAGATGCAGGTTCAGGTGATAACCCCACATTAACTTTAAAAAGAGATAGCTCAAGTCCCGCAGCCTTTGATAATCAAGGAACTATTAAATTTCTTGGTGAAAATAGTGCTAGTGAAGAAATAGGATATGGTCAAATACAAGTTCAAGCTAGTACTGTTACTGATGGCTCTGAAGAATCAAGAATGACTTTTAGTGTTTTTAATGATGGTGCTCATAAAGAAATGCTGATGCTTGATGCTCATCAAGGTGGTGGAGTAGTATACCTAACTGCTGGAATTGATTTAATGTTTGAAGGAACTAATTCAAACGGCAATGAAACAACAGTTACAGTGACAGACCCAACAGCAGATAGAACAATCACACTACCTGATGCAACTGGAACAGTATTAACAACAGGTAACTCAGCTACACCAACAACCACAACATCAAGTAGTGATGCAGACTTTATTTTAGTAGATGATGGTGGCACAATGAAAAAGATTACCCCTGCTAATTTAGGTGTTGGTGGAGGTCTATTAGTGTCTTTAGCAAATGACACTTCAGGTGCAACTACTTCTGCTTTAGAAATAGATTTGTCAACTAGCACAGATTATGCTTATCAAATGTTAGTTTTGAGAGGTTTTGATAGTTCTACATCTGCAAATTTGCAGATGCAATTAAGAAAAGATAGTGACGATTCTTACATTACAGATAGTTATTTAAGTGTTATTGGAAGTCATCTTCAGACAAGCAGTAGTACTTCTTCTGGTCAAAGTGGATTGTGGAATGGTTCTCATTTTTTAATGGTAAATAATAGTGTAACCACGGATGGAGCTCATCAACTTAATGATATGAAAATATATTTTTTTAATACGGCTACTGACAAAAAGGCTGTAGTAGGAGCAGATAGATTTGGGCAAAACTCAAGTGGCGTTATAAAAGAACAGATGGCAGGAAAAAGTGGTTATGCCGATGTTAATGATAGATTTAAATTGTTTATGTCAAGTGGTAATTTAGTGTATGATGAATATACTTTATATGGATTTAAGAAAGCATAGTTATGCCTAGATATAGAATAGTAAATGGTGAAAAAATTCAGTTTACAGCAGAAGAAGAGACATTAAGAGATGCTGAAGAAAAGGCTTGGGCAGATGGAGAGTTAGATCGTAATTTAAGTCAATTAAGAGATATAAGAGATGTTTTATTAAAAGAAACTGATTATCTTGGATTATCTGATTTAACTATGAGTTCTTCTTTTAAAACTTATAGACAATCGTTAAGAGATATAACAAAAGATTTAGATACTGTAGATAAGGTGCAAGAAAAGATGAAAAAAGATGAAAACGAAAAGTACATAAATTTTCCAACAAAACCGACAAATACTGAGTAATGTTAGGCTTTAACGCATTTGCAGCACAGCCTTTTTCAGCTGTTAGCTCTGTATTATTTGGTACTACAACTCAAAGTTTTAATTTTACCGAGACTTCAGACGCTATTAAGTTAGCCTCTGGCGTTGCTGAAATGTCGGGTATTGCTTCTAAACAATCTGTTGGAGTTGGCATACTAGTCGGTATTTCAGAAATAAGTGGCAACTTTACAAAAACTACGGATGCTATAAAAATAGGTGTAAGTTCGGCTGAAATGAGTTCTATTAATACTCAAACTTCTGTAGCAGAAAGAATTAGATTAAGTTCATCTGATCAAAGTGCAATCTTTACAAAAACTACGGATGCTATAAAAATAGCTTCGGGTGAATCAGATATTAGTTTTACGAATACTCAAACAAGCACGGGTAACGCAACCTTTACGGGTGATGCTGATATTAGTTTTACGAATACTCAAACCACGGACGGTATAAAAATAGCCGTTACTTCTTCTGATATTAGTGCTGATTTTACGAAAACCACGGACGGTATTAAGATAGGGGTGAGTTCAGCTGAAATGAGTGGTATTTCATCTAAAACTGCTGTAGGTGTTGGAATACTAGCGGGAGTAAGTAGTTTAAGTAGCGATTTTACAAAGACTACGGATGCTATAAAGATAGCGGTAGGCACAAGTGAACAAAGTGCAGAATTTACAAAAACAAGCATTGGAACAAGAATAGCGACAACCTCTGCTGAAGTATCAGGTAATTTTACAGAAACATCTGCCGCACAAAGAATAAGATTAGGTGTAAGTGATCAAAGTGGAGAGTTTACACAGACATCAAATAGTATTAAGATAGGGGTGGGTATATCGAGCCAAGAGGTTAGTTTTCTTAAAACAACTTTAGGTGAGTTATTATACGAAGATGTTATTGATAAAGATGATACTGTTGTTAGTAGAAGGAGATCTTTAAATTTAAATGTTGCAACTTATTCAGAGGTGTCACCAAGTGCAAACGAAAGTTACAGTACAATTACTCCAGATAGTGCTGAAAGTTTTAGTGAGATATCACCGAGTGGTTCTGAAAGTTATTCAGAGGTTACACCAGAATCAACAACAACAGAAACATATGAAGAAATAGACGCATGAGGTAAAAAATGGCAAGTTCATATACAGACAATAGTGGAATAGAACTCATAGGGGTTGGCGAACAGTCAGGAACCTGGGGTACAACAACCAATAATAATTTAGAAACTATAGATAAAGCTTTAAATGGTGTAACCGATGTAGCCGTATCAGGTGATATGAACATTACTGTGACGGACGGTGATAAAACGTCAAACGGACACACTAGAGTTTTGAAGTTAACGGGTAGTTTAGGAGGTTCTGCTGCAGCTCTAACGATTGCACCCGACACAAGAGAAGCTTTTTATATCGTTCATAACACATCGGGCGGTGCTTTAACTTTTAAACAAAGAGCAAGTAGCGGTGGAGAGGTGACGATTGCAAACAACGCAAAAGGATTTATTTATGCAGACGGCAAAGGTTCAGGTGCTGCGAATGTAATTGATTTACTAGACGGAGCAGCAGGTAACTTGGATATGTTAGCGGGTACGACTTCGGCTACAGCAACAACAATAGCAGACGCAGACAGACTTATTGTAAATGATAATGGAACCATGGTTCAAGCAGCCGTTACTGATATAAAAACTTATGTAAATGCTAATTTAGTTGAAGTTCCTACTGCATTAAATATATCGGGTACAACAACACTTACTCCAAGTGGTGCTCAGTCTGTTTATCAAAGGGTAACAGTTGCAAGTGGCTCACAAACACTAAGAGTTGCTGTGACAAATTTACTCGCAGGACAATATGTAATTATAGATAAAACAACAAGTGCAAACAGTTTAACATTAGATTGGGATAATAATAGTGCAGTGTCCTCCGAAGGACTTACATTAGGAGCGAGTGTTGAATTTGCAATAGGTGTATTTAATGGATCTGCTTTTTCATTTACGGAAACAGTAAAATTTTAGGTGATAAATGTCTATACCTTTGGTATCAAATGTCGGTTTCACAGAAGTAACTCAATCTTTAGTTGATAGTAACTCTGGTGTTTTAAATGATATAGCAGGAAGTAAAATTAACCTTCCTATACAGTATTTTAAATTGAGTGAAAATATAAGTGGTAATTTAACTTTAAATAATGTTGCTAACAATAAAAAAATTATATTAGATACAAACGCTAAAACTTTACTCAACTCTGCTGGGTCACCTTTAACAAATAACTCAAGCACTGCGATGGAATTAAAAGGTTCTGGTAATGTTCAGTCTACTTTAAAAACATCAACTAAAGCTATAGCTGGTACAGATAACACAGGTACAGCTGTTTTTGATAATACAAACAGTTCAAGTTTAGTGGTAAGTACAGATCATACTTTTGATACAAGTAGTCAAACAGTCAGTTTTACTTGGGTAAACGTCCCATCTAGCACAGGTGACAGTGATGCTAGAAACGGAGGTCGATATGCACAGGTTCCAAGTGAAACTACTTTAGTGATGGATGATGGAACATTGTTAACAGCTGGAACGGGTTTAGCTATTGATACTTGGTTAGGAAGTGGTAATGGAATATCACAAACTCATGTTGATGAAATATTTGGTAATAATGGACAAGATTTAACGGCTAATGGTAATACAACAAGTAGTATTTCAACCACTTACAGTGTTACGGCTGGGGGTAACATTGTAATAGGTAGTTCAACTACAGGTAGTTGGTCAGGTGGTACAATTTATGATAGTGTGATTCCAGGAAGTTCTGCTGGTAACAAAGAAAGATTGTCTTGGAGCACTAAAGGTGGTTTGGTTGGATTTACAGACAATTCTCCAGGGGGAGGTGCTGTAGGGGGTAACAGAACATGGACTATTGCAGCAGGAAGTGCAGGCGGATTAACAGTACGAGGTACGGGAAGAAAATTTACTTTTACTAATCTTATGACACAAGCAAGTACAGGTGATAATGCAGCAACTTATACTTTAAGTGGTGCTGATCCTTTTGATGGTACAACTGTGGGTCATTCGGGTGGTGGAAGTAATACGTCCGTTTCAAATCGAAACTCTACAGATGGTTCTTTTAGTATAACATTAACCGTATCAGGAACAGACGCTAATAGTAAACCTTATGTGTTAGCCGATCTAAATAGTGGAACAGGCAGTATAGATACCTCGACACAAAGTTATAGTGGAACTCTTTCAACAAAGGCATTTTAATGGCATACACAAGTTTAAAATTTAGACCAGGGATTATATCAGATATCACCTCGTATAGCAGTGAAGGTGGTTACATTGACGGTGATAAAATAAGATTTCGTAATGGTTTCCCAGAAAAGTTTGGGGGTTGGGTAAAACATAACAATAATACTTATCTTGGCTCTGCTAGAAGACTACACAACTGGGTTGCCTTAGATAGTTCTGATTTGTTAGGTATAGGAACTCATCTTAAATATTATATTGAAGAAGGCGGACAATTTAATGACATCACTCCAGACAGAGTTGCAACAAGTGCGGGAGATGTAACTTTTGCCGCAACAAATGGTTCAACAACTCTCACTGTTACAGACACGGCACATGGAGCAAATGTCAACGACTTTGTTACTTTTTCTGGAGCAGTCAGTTTAGGCGGTTTAATAACAGCTACTGTTTTAAATATAGAATATCAAATTACATCTATCATAAGTTCAAACACCTACACGGTTACGTCTAGTGTTGCAGCGAATAGTTCTGACACTGGGAATGGTGGAGGAAGCATTGTAGGGACTTATCAAATAAACACAGGTACGGATGCCACGGTTGGTGGTACGGGTTGGGGTGCGGGTCAATGGAGTGGCACGACTGACGGAGCGTTAGCCACTCAACTTAATGAAGCCTTAGATGCAAGT